GCCATCACCAATGTTGAAATTTTTCCATTTGTCTACCATACCCAAAACTGCATCCAGTTCTGGTTCAAGTTTCTGCAAAATACTACGAATCTTGTTGACTGGTGGCGCGTATTGCTGGTACAAACAGAAGCCCCAGACTCCTAAAATACTCATCATTCCCATCGAGGGGAGTAAGTATTGAATGAATCCACTTTGCGTCTCAAAATCTTCACTAAGAGAATAGTGATTAGTCTCAAACTTACTATCTCTATCTCTAGAGATCAAAGCTGACTTATCTTTCTTCGTCTTATTGCGAAGTTCCATAAACGCTCCTCCTTTCAGAAGCTCCTTATTAATCGATCGGATCTTCTGGGCAAAGACATGGTTAGCAACCTCTTTCTTTGACGCACCAAGCATAAACATAACTTGTGCGTCAACAGATCTCATTTCAGTTCTAACCATTTCTATTCGTTCTAACCTGTGTTCGTTCCTTTGTTTGTTGGATAACCGCGATGTGGCAAAATATTGTCGAACATACTCTAAAATTTGAGCACGTAAATCGACTATATGGTCTTTACACATTGTGAGCATAAGCTGCTGATTTGTCGTAGAAATGTACAACTTTTCAGGATGCACATATGGAACAAGCCAAGAAAATTTTGAAAAATCTTCTAGCTTATCCTTTTTCTTCCACAAATAACATCTATACTCAAAGTTCGCAATTATCTCTTCTAGAGTCTTGCCTTCCGTAATCATGCCATGCAGAATACTTTTAATTTTCTGCATATCCAAGAACTTGCTGTTCTTAGCAGCACTCACGAGATCATAAAGAATATTCGGAGGTCCATCTCTTGTGAGAAGTGGCTCGACTTCATCTCCCTTACGAGTCTTAGTTGGCTGAAAGTGGCACATATCGAAATCCTTCATAACAATGAAGGGATTCGGCTTGTATGCGAACTGACCAAGGGGGTGTGCATATGCTTTTGGAATGTGAACAATCTTAGTTCTCATCTCAATAAAAGTATATATGAGAAAATCTCTAAGACGCTCATTACCTTCGGCATTAGAACCCTCCTCCTTATTTGGATTATCCATCCAGGTGGTCTTAACATACTGCAATTGGCGCTTAAACTCTTCGAATTCTTTCGCTGCTTCAGGGTTAGGAAAACTTCTCGGTTCATAAGTTAATAATGATCCGATAATTCCCGGTACTGCCTCATAATCGAGGGCTGCTAACACATTAGGTACATGAACCTTCTTGTACATTCGCTCAGGAAACACTAAACCTCCAACTCCACGAAATGTGGGGCCTTTGATATGTGTTAACTGGTTCTCAAGCGTGCGTTGATCTAAAACTGGGATCACGGGCTTAAAATTAGCCTTAGATGCATCAATCTTAGTTCTACGTTCTCGCTTTCCGAGTTTGAAAAGTTTGTCTAGCTTCTTAGTAGAAGTTTCGGCAATCTCTCCAGTCTCAGCGTAAATTTTTCGTAGATCCTCGGAAAACCGAAGATCATCCTCACTAGGTTTAGGGGCCTTGTAAGGTAATCTGCCAGATTGGACTTCAAAAGTATTTACAAAAACTACATTCCGAGCCACTGGTCGAAATAAATCTCCAACAGGGCCTCGAATCAACCTATTGTACAAAT